CGTTATCAATCGGGTCTAACTCATCATAAGTAGCCGCCCAAATATTGAAAACAACATCACACCGATACTGCGTAAGCCGCTGCGTTTTGTTCTGATCGCCAGGCGTAATTTTCTGATTCCATACGATTTCCGCCTGAAAATCCTGCGTTTCCTTTTGGTAGGATGTAACCGGATAAATGCGCGATGGAACAAGCGCGGCTAAATCCGTACTTGCATCACATTTTGCCTTTATCCATTTGCCTATGAAACTCATATTCTTTCCGCTGTGATTATTTCCATAAATCGCCGGTCAGGGCGCGTTATGTTCAAAATGTCGTAATAGACGTCACCGTGTAGAATCCTGTCCTTTGCGTTAACCCCATCGAGCGCTCGAATTGTAAATTTCACTTGCGTAATGCTCACAATTTGGTCAGCCTCCAAACTTTGGGACATTCCCCGGTTCAGGTACTCTTTGCTACTCCAAACCGTCGCCCGCGTTGACCATGTAATACTCTCCGCGCCGGTATCAGTCTGCGTAACCGTTGCCTGTTCGATTGTAATACGCTTATCCATTTGTCCAGCCTTTGCAGTCACGGCCAAAGCCTTATATCTGCTCATATCTTGCGCGGGCTTAACTGTTTCATCAAAATAGCCGCGCTGCGCTGCCGTACATTGTTCGATTCGTTTTGCTCCATGTCCTCCCGGTTGTCGTACCCATCAGCAACAAGCAAGGAAATTGCCTGCTTCGCACGTTTGGGCATGTTCGTGGATGTATAACCGGCTGTGTACGTTACCCTGATTGCATTTGCATAACTACCAACCGTTGGCGCTGTGCCGTCTGGTAAAAGCGAAATGCGCGCGGGCATACTTATCAAATCAGTATCGTAATTCGTATCAGCCCACGTTTGATAGGTGCCGTCTACATCATCCCGGTATTCGATCAATGAAATGGCCGTAACAGGAGAAATGCCTAATTCCAATGGCAATTTCAGGCAGTCGAAATACTCTTCGAGTGTACGCGAACCCAGGGCCAACTCAGTTAGGTTTTCTACCTGTTCCGTGGCGCTATCAATCAGCATTTCAATAAGCGCGTCTGTGTCGACGGTATCAACCGCAACCCAAGTTTTTGCTTCTGCTAATGTGATAGGCCGTTGAGTTGGCCCTGTGGTTACTACGTACATTTCCTATGTAGTTTCAGGCTGTTTTTTTGATGCCGTTTCGCGTGTTTCCGCTGGGTGTTTTTGCTTGCGGATAACGTTCAGTTTTTCAAGACGGTCGGCGTCGTCTGGCTTTACAAAACCAAATTCGCCCGCGCTGTATCCGTACCCGTACGCTACGCCTGATTGTGTGAAAAGTACCTCTATCATTTTTTACAGGTTTATTGATTAGGAAAGGGTGATTTCGTCGCACTTGCAGAATGAAACTGCGTGTCGGATTCCGAGGTCATACCATGCGTGAATGGTGAACTCTACCAAAGCCTCTTTCGACTTGGTGTATGGGTTTACCATAATATCAATACCGCCCCACTGTCCGATCATCAGTTCGGCCCAATTGCCGAAAATCATACCGTAGCAGGAAGAAGAAGATCCTTTCGTCAGGCCGGAAGGCGACAGCGTAGACGTGCGGGCATTGTATCCATTTACGCTTGCTGCGCCCTTGTTTGGCCCTTCCCAGATGAATCCGTTACCCGCAACATCGCGTTTTAGGTTTTTCATCAGGTTAGCGACTGCCGGGTGCGTCAGGTATCCGAGGTTACTCAACAGCGCATCGTCAATAGCGCACTCGCTTTCAAACTGCGTAGTAAGCGCCCACGTAAGCGGGCCTCCGTTTGTGCCGATAGTGATGTCATTTGTGCCGGACGCGGTATAAAGGCCGGTTGGTTGGCCACTGGAGCCGGTGCCGGTTAACGCTGCCGTTTCGAGTAGAATATCAACCGCCCGGTTCAATTGCATCCGGGTGAAGTTCTCTGCCTGGATTGTGGTTTGCAGCATCATTTGGCGGGACACGTCAGTTGTTGCTGTTACGCGCTTTGGCGACATGCTCAGCGCGTCAAATGTTGGCGTAGTTTCGGTTGAAGTAACATTTTCAGACGATGCCCAAACAGCGGTAGCCTTTGCGTCGTTGCGCGGGAATGACAGGTTCCCGGTGAGGCCAGTCATATAGGTAGCGCCCAGATCTTTCACCGCCAAATTTGGGTAAAGAAATGGAATCAGCGTTTGTACATCCGTTTGGATAGTGTAGCCGCCGGTGGTGGTTGTGCCTGCTGTCAAATCGCGCTTTTCAATGCCCGAAGGTTGCTGGTACATCAGGAATTGCGGGATCTGCAAATTGCCTTCCATTTGGAAGCCGGTCGCCCGCATTTCTTTTGTAGCCTCCTGCATCATTTCTGCCTCCAATCCGGTAAGCGGTTTGCCATACGCAACATCGTGCGCGGCTTTATGCAGACGGAAGTCTTTTCGCTTTTGCTCCTCCGTATCGGGCTTGATTTGTGGGATATAGTTTGGCGCTACGTTTTGTGTAGGATCACTTACCCATCCGCCCGCGCGGGTTTCGATTGCTAACAGATCCTCGATTCTGCGAACTTCGGATTCTGCGCCTTCCAACGCGGTTTTTGCTGTCTCAAGGGCGGGGCCGTCGGTAGCCTCTGCCCATGTTTTTTCTTCAATCTTTTTTGAGAAGGAGCGAACAGCCTCCAGTTTGCTGGAGCGCTCTTCTTTTGCCGCTTTTAGCTGCTGCTGCAAGTTCATATTTGTGTGTTTTGTTGTGGATAACTCGCAAGAATTACGCGCACCTCTGCGCTCCTTAATGCTGTGATTTTTTCGTTTTCCATGCTCATTTCCAGTTTATCCCATGCGCCATTACTAGCCTCGTCCGGTGACATACCCCGTGAATCAACCTCCGTTTCCGGGCTTGCCGGGAAAGTAACAGGGGACACGTCCCATATTTTTTTGAATTTGGTAATACGCCGGTGCCGCTTGCCTTCCTGTATTGTATAGTCGGCCTCGTCGCACTCAAAACCAAAAGAACTTTGCTTTACCGTGCGGCTCTTAACCGCCTCCAGTACATTGTCACCATTGGGAGAAATCGGCGCATTGAAGGCATATTTCAACCCTCGCTCGTCAACTGATAGCGTAAGTGTGCCGGATGAATTACGCGCAAGCGGAATGTTTACATCGTGGTTAAATAGGGCTACCACATCAGACATGTCGGCCCCGTCCAGCGAACCGGACGCAATTTCCTCGATACGATCTTCGCCAATATCATAAGGCGTATTGAACAGAAGCGCATACCCTTCTATCAGGCGACTTTCCTGTTCGGTTCCATCCATTCGCACTTCAATCGGCCCTGAAAAGAACCTGCGTTCAAACTTGCGTTGCGGCTGCCTGGTTGACATTATCTGTTTTATTTTGTCCTGCCGGTTGTTTGGCCGGCGCTTGTGATTTTGCTGTTAACAGGTCGGAAAGCGTATTCATTGGAGCCATGTTTTGGCCTATAAATAAATCGTCTCCGCCTTTTACCTTGTTTAATTTCAGGCGCTTTCTGGCTTCATTTGGCGTCATTATTCCGCCCGAAACCATAGAGGAAAAGAACTTGCTTTGCGCCTCCATGTCGCCCATCATTGCGCTGGAATAGTCAATCTGGAAAAACCGTTTGCGGGCTTTCTTTTCGCGCTCGTAAAACAACTTACTTGAAAACTCCTGCTGAATTTTGACACACCACGGCTTTAGGCAGTCATGCACATACTCAAAAGCCTGTTGTTCGATATTGGAAAAAGTAGATCGGTCAAGTTGTGCAAGTTTGTGCGGCGGGATTTTAAAAATCTGGCTGACCTGCAAGGCGTTCAATTTTGTAAAGTCAATCACACCCGCCTCAACCGGAGACATTTGTGTTTTTACAAATTTATTGCCCGCGTCCAGCACCATTAACCCGCCCGCATTTTTTGCGCCCGAATAGGAAGCGGTCAGGTTCTCTTCCATTTTCTTTCGGTCTGTAGCTGACACCTGATTAGGATATTCAATGATACCGCCAATAAATGCCTTGTTGCCGAACGTTGCCGACATATAGTCCTGCGCTGATATGCCGCCCGAAAATGTCTCCCGGTGGATAAGTTCAACGTGCTTTCCATTAACCCCATCCATTGTGATGCCCTTGATATGGATAACATCGGACTGGTAGGCATTAATATGGTACGACGTGTTTCCAATCGCGCCGGAAATCATGTAGTATAACTCTCCGTTTTGGTCGTACTGAATACCTACAAGTTCGCGGGGTATCAGGTCAAGCCTAACAGGACGCATTGTCTGTTGATCGCGCGTTATAAGTGCATAGCCGCCGCCCAAAAGAGCGTTAGCCATAAGCGCCTGCATAAAATCGAAATAGGTATAATTTGGAGCGACGCGACCGGAAAGATAAATTGCAATGTCGTGTGTATAATCCTGAATTACATCGCCGTCCGGCTGTTGCTGGAACACACCCCATTCAAAGGAGGCAATGGATTCGGAAATGTGGCGAATTGCAGAAAATGCGGGCGGGATACCTAAAATTGTATCCGTGTTGACCGTGGCCCCGGAAAGCCCGGTATAACCAAAGATCGAAGGCCAATATTCAGAGGTATTTGACGGCACAGAGCGCTTTTCGGCACTCGAATCAAGCTGTTTTGCGGCAATTCCCGCACTTTCGCCACTCCAAAACCGTTTTAATCGCTGAATAATGGTCAAAACCCCGTACAATTTGGAAATTATCTGTAAATTTCTACAAATTGTACGCCGCAAACATACATACTGTATTAATATATCGTGGTCAGCCTGATACATTCACGGCCTGCGCCTCGCTTATAATGCTTGATATTTGACCGGAACGACTGGAAAGAATCGAAACGACAAAATCCCTCCGCCCTTAAATCGGCCTCTACTGCCTCCCATGCAGACAGCGCCGCGCCTTTTACGGGGCCAATCTCGCCCAAATAATAATGGAAACGCTCCATGTATGCTTTGTGTGTCCTAATTGGCTGCTTATCCATCTATATACGAACTTCTAATTATTGGTTGCGCCATTGCATTTTTCCAAATGCCCACAGCAATAATATCAGCGATCACGCCGTCAATTTTCTTTTCTTTGGACTTGCCCTTAATTGGTCGGTAGTTATCGTTGTTGTCCCGGTATAGTTCGACATTAGAATACATCCAGCGCAAACACGGGTTGCCGTCGTGTTCGATTTCGCCGGATAGGATAAGGCGCTCTATTTCCTTTGTGGGCGGACTGATTGCCATTAGGTTTTGCTGAAACGCTACACATTCCATACCATAATCAACAAGTTTAGGAATTAGATACGCGGCGTATGCCCGGTCAAATCCCATTGTCTTAATATTGAAAAAATTTGAAGCCTCTATAATGTCAGCATACATACGGTCATAATCAGCCACGTCTCCATGTGTTATAATCACATGGCCCTCATCTTCCCAATTTACAAATGATGGATTTTTAGCATGGCGGGCTTTGGCGCTTTCCTCAGTCAGCCAAATTATTCGATATAGTCGCGGCTTTTCCATGTGATGCCGTG